TACAGTTGGTGCTGCTGGTACTGCTAATCAAGGTTATGATGGTGGTGATCACACCAGTGGTGTAGGAGGTAACGCAGGATCTGGTGGCGGTGGAGCAGGCGAAGAACCTGGCAATGGCGACCGTAACGGTGGAGATGGTTTGTCTTCAAACATTACCGGTACTGCTACTTATAGAGCAGGTGGTGGTGGATCAAGTACACTTAACGGTGCTACTGGCGGTCTAGGCGGCGGTGGTACTGGAGGCACTAACTCTGCTGGACAAGCTGGTACTGTCAATACTGGTGGCGGTGGCGGTGGTTCTCACAACAGTGGCGCTACTGGTGGCGGTCAACGTGTTGGCGGTGCTGGTGGTTCTGGCATCGTTATTCTTCGTATTCCTAATAGCTTTAACGCTACGTTCTCTGCTGGTATTACTTCTTCTGTTGATACTTCTTCTGTTACCGGTTACAACATTTACTCTGTTACTGCCGGTACAGGTACTGTCACTTTTAGCTACGCATAACTATGGCACATTACGCATTTCTTGATAACAACAATGTAGTAGTCAATGTCATTGTTGGTAAAGATGAGAACGAAGATGGTATTGATTGGGAACAGCACTACGGTGAACTAGTTGGTCTTTCTTGTAAACGTACAAGTTATAACACCTCCGGTAACTCACATCCAACTAAAGAGCCTTTCCGTAAAAACTATGCAAGTGTAGGCTATACCTATAGTGAAACTCTTGATGGGTTTATTCCACCTACACCATACCCTTCATGGGTTCTTAATGAAGACACTTGTCGTTGGGAATCTCCTATCCCTTATCCAACAGACGAAAAGTATTATTTGTGGGATGAAGAAACTGTAAGTTGGGTACTTAGTAACTAATTCTTTTTAAAAACAATGCTTGTACAAAACATCGCGGGTCTTTATATCCCGCCTCATGACTATGCTGCTCTCACTTACGTTGCTTCTGGTAACGGTGCTGGTGAGATTGAAACAATTACATACAAAGAAGGTGGTGCCAGTGGTGCTACCGTTGCTGTGCTCACCCTCGGTTACAACGCCAGTAATCAACTTGTTAGTGTTACTAAAGTTTGAGGTAAATTATGGCGTATAAATTTAATCCATTTACAGGTGCCCTAGACCAAACAGGGGCAGCAGGTGGTGATAATAATTACTACTCTGACAACCTATGGCCTGCTGATCCTAATTACGCAAACTTGTCCTTAGGCATTCATGCCGATGGCAACTTCAACGACCATTCAACTAATTTATTAGTACCAACAGTTTATGGTAACACTGCAATCACAAATGTCTCTCGATTTGGTTCGGGATCTATAGAATTTGATGGCAGTACCGATTATATTCGCTATGCATTCGATACCGCTCTTGATTTATTTAGCGCGAGTGCTTGGACTATCAGCTTCTGGATGAAGCCAGACGTTGCAGCTGGTCGCCGCATTATGGGATCCGGCAGTGGGTTTCAAGGGTGGAACTTGACCGATGGACTACATTGGATTTTAATAACTTCTGGAACAAACGGAGATCAAGTTAATTTCCAATGGAAGGCCGGAGTAGGAAACGCAGGTGTTACTTCTGCTGTTTCCTCTGTATCAACATCAACATGGACGCACGTTGCAGTTACATGGGATGGGACTACAATACGCCTTTTTACCAATGGCAATTTAGACGATTCAAGCACTGTGGCTTTTGTACGTCCATCTCTTGATCCATACCTTGATCTTGGTACAATTCCCGGCGAAGGTGCTTATCCCACCGGATATGACGGTCTATTAGACGAGATCTACATCTATAAGGGTGTAGCGGTTTGGACAGCTAACTTCACTCCTCCAACTTCTCCCTTGGGAACAACCAGCAGCGGAGGGTTGGTTTCGCTTGATGCTTTAAGTGATGTAGATACCCTAACCACCCCTCCTACTGATGGCCAAGTTTTAGCCTGGAATAATGCCAACAGTCAGTGGAAACCCAATACGATCAATGGAAGTGATTTAACGTTTAGTGCTGGTACGGCAGCGCTGCCCGGCATTGCATTTAACGGCGACCCCAACACGGGTATCTATTCCCCTGGCGCAGACATCGTTGGTGTCTCTACTGCTGGCACAGAACGCCTCCGCATCGACAGCTCCGGCAGGTTGTTGGTGGGGACGTCCACTGCCACTCGAAACATTAGGGACAACCAACGTCTTGCGATAGTCGGCACTGCAAGCACTGGTATTTACACAGGCTTAGCTTTAACCACATACGGCGGAGCAGGGTCTGGTCCTACTGCAATCCTGGATTTTCAACGGTCAAATGGAACAGTAGACCAATCAATGACGTCATGTGTCTTAGGTGATCGAACAGGATTAATTCGCTTTTCTGGATCTAACGGAACTAGTTTTGCTACCGCTGCTGACATTCAATCCTTTGTAGACATTGGCACTGTTTCCGGTACTTCAATGCCGGGCAGGTTAGTGTTCTCCACTACTGCCAACGGAGCGAGCAGCCCGACGGAGCGGATGAGGATTACACAAAATGGTGTCCATTTTCATTACGGAGCAACTACTGCTGGTATTTTCTCAACGGCGCAAACAGGTTCTGGCGTTACAGCAGCCTTTGCAATTAGAAATTCAGCCACCAGTACGACTTCTGGTACTGATTCATTGTATATTTTCCCTAATGGCAATGTCCAGAATACCAATAACAGCTACGGTGCCATCTCTGATATTAAACTGAAGGAGAACATAGTTGCCGCAAACTCCCAGTGGAACGACCTAAAGGCTCTCCAGGTTCGCAACTACAACTTCAAGGAAGGCCAGACTCACACCCAGATCGGTCTCATTGCCCAAGAGGTTGAACTCGTATCTCCTGGTCTCGTCACCGAATCCCCTGACCGCGACGAAGACGGCAACGACCTTGGCACCGTCACCAAGAGCGTGAACTACTCCGTGCTCTACATGAAGGCAGTCAAAGCGCTGCAGGAAGCAATGGAGCGGATCGAAACCCTTGAAGCCAAAGTTGCTGCTCTTGAGGCGCAGTAGTCCTACCATTTAAAAGGTGTCGCAGCCGACCTTTAACAGGCTGCACCTTTTTCCACCTTTATCACTTTTACTTTTTTAACAATGACCGCTTTTACTTGGAAAGTCGCCAACCTTGAGCGTAACCTCCCTGAGAACAAAGTTTACACCGTCCACTACACCGTTAACGCTCTGTCTGACACGGTTGACCCCAATAGTGAGTCTGGTGGTTTCTTCTCCGCTGGTGCCTACGGTTCCATCGGTCTTGACGGTGAAGTGACTGTTGACTTTGCTGACCTGACTGAAGAAGTTGTGGTTGGTTGGGTCAAAGAAGCACTTGGCGGTGAAGAGAAAGTTGCTGAGATTGAAGCAGCACTTCAAGCACAAATTGATGAGCGCGTTGCTCCTACTAAAGCTGCAGGCGTTCCTTGGTAAACCTTACCCATTTTTAGAACAATGATTGCACTTATCCGTCCCGTTCTTATGTCGTTCCTTAACAGCGACAAAGTTAAGCGATTGATTGTTGACATGCTCCGTAAACTTGCTGAGCAATCTGATAACACTGTTGATGACCAAGCTGTTGATTTCATCGAGCGTGGTCTCTTTGGCGATAAATAATGGATCTGGGAGCACCACCGGTACTGCCGGTTCTAAGGCTCCCTGAGGCACCTGTTTTACCTACTCCGGTACTGGAGGTACCACGAGCACTTTTACCCTCGTATAAGCCGCTTGTAGTGCCTCCTAGTGACCTCAGACCGCCACCGGGTATCCCGAGTGTAGAGCAAAACGAAGAAAAAGAAAAAAAGGAGGAGAAACCGGCACCTAAACCTGTGACTCCTCCCATTCCTAAACCTCCGCCAAGTTCGGAAGTACGTTACGTTGACATACCGGGTACAGATCTTACTGTTCCGCTACCAAGTAACGAAATTTTAGCTACGGCTACAACGACAGCTACTGTCTCAGTTGCAGCCACCCTAACAGCTACTGCAGTATTTAAAAAGACAGTTAGCGTCCTTAAACCTATAATTAAGAAACTGCTAACTAAACAAAAACATGCAGACAACTAAAAACTTTATTCATGATTTTTTTAGTGAGATCGTGAAGGCTCTTGTACTTGTTTGGAGTGCAGGGGTTTTGACTGCATCATATATGGGTATGCTACAAAAGATGGATCCCACGTTTGTGGCGTCTTTGCTATCTGGCACTCTTGCCTCTTACGGTATATCACGTCCAAAGGATCAAAAAGACAAAAATCAACCATGAAACTACTACTTCTTTTCTTGCTGTTCCCGATGGGAGCTATGGCTCAATCGGTTACACCTCAGTTTACCCAAGGTAGTATGCAGTCCACTACTACCACCACGCAAACCATCACCGAAACTATCGCTACTGAAGTGTACGGTGGTGCTTATAAATCATGGTCTGGAACAAATGTAACCCCAAGCGGAGCTATCAACGACTCCGCAACTACTTGGTCGGTGACCACAGCTGGCGATCAGTTTCAACTGGAAGTGGTCGAACGAGCAGCAGGTGTGATCGAGACAATCGACATTACCCGCGACATCGACACTACCTCTACTACTACCTCGCTTTCTGTCTTCTCTCAGTAACTCCGGTTAAAGCAGAAGAACCAACAGTTAGCAATAACGCTAACCCCGTAGCAGCGGCCACAGGTAACGTAACGAATCAAGCTGTTCAATTTCAGAACAACGGTGCTCCCAGTAGACAACAGTTTACCGGCGGTAACTCGTGTAATGGGACGACAATGACGTTCTCTCCCTTTTACATGGGAAACGATACGTTGCCTCAAGGCTACACCCGTAATAATAATTACGGTGCACAGCTCAACTTTTCCGTACCGCTTGACGGTGGGATGATTGAGCAGTGTAAAGCTATTGCTAAACGTCACGAAGAAAAGCTTCGACTTGACTATGAGTTAGTGCGAGCTTTGAAGTGTACGGAGATTATGAAGGCTGGGTTTACGTTTAGACCTGGCAGTCGTGTAGAGGTACTGTGCCATGACATCGTACCAATTGTATCCCTTAAAAAAGAAGATTGATGTCTTACAAACTATTTGATACCTTTACTGGTAAGGTGCTGGGTGAATATGAAACCGAAGCTCAAGCTGTTAAAGCAGAGTCTCGGTTGATGCATGAGCCGGGTGAAAGCCGGTATGAAATTGTAGAACCACCCAAACCTAAAAAGGTAAGGAGTAAAAAGACCAATGTCCAAGAAGAAGGCGACTGAAGATCAGTTTAACGAGCTTCACAACCTTGTTACTACTGAATTTCTACAGCGCATTAAAAGCGGTGAAGCCACCACACAAGACCTAAAGGCTGCGTGTGATTGGCTTGCCAAGAATGACATCAGCGGTGTTGCGTATGAGGGCAACCCGTTGGATAAACTAGCGACAGTCATGCCAAAAATTGACCCTGAAATGGTACAGAAGAGGTTGTATGGCTCAAAAAACTTCTGATTACTACAAGTCAAACCCTGAGGCTGCTGCAAAGCGGCGTAAACAACAGCGTAAGTACAACAAAACTAGCAATGGACTCAAGATCCGTACTGCGGCCAATCGTCTTAACCGTAAACTTGGTACTTACGGTAATAATGATGGTAAAGATGCATCTCACACTGGTAAAAACACAGGTAAACTTGAAACGCCATCTAAAAACAGGCGTAGACCAAGAACGGGTAAGAAGTACGCATGACCCCGCTGTTGCCATCCCCTGATCACTACATTTACAACCTCATAACCATGACGAGTCCTGAAGCCAAACGGATGTGGCGTAGAGCCATCAAGGAACACTTCAACTGTCAATGCGTTTATTGTGGAGAACATTATGAATTACATGAACTTACTTTGGATCACGTTGTGCCTCGTTATTTTGGGGGACAAACAATCACGAGAAACTTGGTTCCATCCTGCAGGAAATGTAATCAAGAA